CGTAGGCAAGTGCTTCCGCATTTGCGGCTGCCTCCTCGTAGCTGTCAGCCTCAACGTAGTAGGTGACGCACCCGCCATCGAAGTCGAAGACATCCACCTGATAGTCATTGCTGAATCGGAAATACTTGTTTTTGCGATTGTTGCTGTTGTTGAAGCTGTCGGATGTTTGGAAATTGGTACTCATTGCTTTAATGTTTTTTAGGGTTATACATTGCTGGCGTCCGCCAACTAAATTTTCGTGCGAACCAAAAGCGCCGTTCGCCCAAAAGAAGCGCAAGGATTTGCGCAGATTTTTACCCGTAGGGCGAGCCAAAAAATCATGTAGGAACGTAGGGATTTTTTTGTAAAAATCTGTGGCAAACCAGGGAGCGTAACGCAGTGGAGTGTACGTCCTTGCGCCTGACGGCAGGCGCTAACTTTGCAAAGAAAATTGTTAGGCGGTGCGCTGGCAATAAGGTATGACAAAAAACGTGGAAGGAATGAGGGCGCAGCCACCAATCCAAAGTCCGCTGCCTTCAGCAGGTGCCGTTGCTTAGGCAAAAACTATTTCCGGTGCTGTGGGAAAAGAGGAAGGTGGATTTCATTCGTGGCGTGCATCGCCTGCGCTTGGGAAATGCTGCACGGAGTGCGGTACCTCTTGGCTGGCAGCAGTGGAGCGGGCGCGATGGCATGAAGACAGAAATAAGAGATGGTCGATGCCGATGAGCATGAACGCCCAGCGTGGGGAAAGCGCGGAGGGGAGGTATTGCGGAACGCAAAGGGTATGTGCGGTGGATTGCCTGCCTTTGCTACCGATGTATAAATAACACGGGGGATGTGTCTATCTGACACATCCCCCGTGTTTGTAAATCATCCTTTCACAAATGCTGTACGTGGATGTCGCTCATTTGTTTACGTCTGATTCATATTCTTCGCGAGTTATCGGCGTTTCAGGATCAACAATCAAGACATCATCGTAAGTAAGACCATAGAGGTGATAATATTGACCCCTAACTCAGTTGCAAGATTTTCAGATATCGTCTTGAATTTGCTGTTCCAGTTTGTTTTGATTTATATTGTCCCAATAGCGCAGAATAACCGCACCTTCATAATCTGTTTTTTCTATACTCAGACCGATGTGACCTTCATCGGTGTCAAAGATGCATGAGTAGGTGCAGTTGTCTAGCATCAGTTGGGTAAATTTGCTTTGCTCGTCTCGCGGTTCTCCATACGATGTATTAAAAGTTTCTACGCATGATGTTGGTTCACCATATTTAGCCGTCAGGCGGTCTTTCAGGTTGGAATAATCACTTTCGAGCGTACTCCATTTGTCAGATTTTGGCAATATAACGAATACCGTGCACACCTGCTTGTCGGTTGTTTCAACGACACCGAACCAGCATGCTTGATGACCAGCAAAATTTCCCTGCAGATAGGCGATATTGTCTTGTGCCCCAATATAGTTTAAACCTTTCTCTTTGAGTTTCATGGCAAAAGAGTACGCGGACCCCTCCATTGGTATGCCTTTGAACTTGAGATGTTGTGCAAGCGCCGAACCAAAGCAGAACAATGCTAGGATAGCTGACAATGTAATTCTTTTCATAGGATTAATGTGTTTTCATTCATTCTTTTGGGCAAAGTTAATAAAAAATGTTGGTTAGCAAAAATATTCCGGAAAAAAAATTGAAAGCGTGCAGACTTTATCTTGCAGGATGGTTGTGGAAAAACGGGAATGCTTTAAAACTCTTCGAGGTCATTTTGCGTTTCCGAATACGCCTTATAGAGATCCTCGCCTAGTCCATCGTTCTGATCAAACATTTTGTCTCGAACTTTAGGCGTAGTGCCAACCCGTATCTTAGCGATGCCTTTGTCACGGAACTTCTTTAGTTGTTCAAGAGTGATGGGGAAATGTGCGGTATGCTTTTGTTCTGTTTCATTGACAATGATGTTTCCGACCGGAATGCCTACCGATTCCGTTTGCGTGCCGACATAAGTTCCGCGAAGTTTGATTACCTCTCCGTCGAAAGTTTTGAAAAGAATATATGGTTGCGCTGTGTACATCAGCTTTTCCGATTTCAGCCGTGCTGCAAGATAGATGTTGTCATCATCAATCTGGAAAGAGAAGCGCATAGAATACCCCGTGGAACTGAGTGGTTTACACGAATAAGATACATGCTGCGCATGGATATTAGTCGTGAGTGCAAGTGAAAGCATGATGGAGCAAAGTAACTGTTTATAAAATGAAATGAGTGGTTGTTTATATTGTTTTGAGTAAATAATATTATTGTGTAGATGAAGCGTGTGGGATGTGGCGAGAGAGTATAACTGCTTTAATTTTCTGCGGCGTTTGAGTATGGATTGAAATTTGTATAGTATGCTCCTAAGATGTCTTGGGGCTGGACGTTGAAGTCGGGGCTGATTTGCATGTACAGTTGTCCGAAACCTGCGACATGCTTTTCCCATGCTAGCACGATGCTGGTGTCGTCATAGCGGAATACCTTTCCGATGAGTTGCTTGAAGTGTTTGCTCACTGCCATCTCCAAGGATTGCCTGATTGGCGTGAGGCGGTAGAAGTCGTAGTGGTCGAGGAGGTAGGTGCGCATGTTCTGGCGGAACTTCTTCTGGATGCGCTCTATGAACGCCATGTTCTCATGGTTGCTTACGTAAGCAGAGAGCACGAAGAGGAAGTTGATGTCGTACTTGAGTACGATGAGCGTGTCGCGGTCGAACAAGCGGTTCGGGTGGTGCGAGATTGTTTCTGCACCCTCTTCGAGTTCCAGCTGCTCCTCATGGTAGTTGATGTTGTCGGAGTCGATTCGTCCACGGATGAAGAAGTTGGGCGTGATGTTGTATCCTTCGGTGGTGTCATCGAAATAGACCTGCCTCAGCTGGTTGTTGTTTGCGTGGAACCAGTCCATGTTAAATTGGATGACGTTCCGCGCGTAGGTGAACTGCTTGTACACCGAGTTGGAACCAACGGCATGGCCTTCCTTATAATACTTGCTGTCGCCGATGTAGTAGATGTTCTCCTGCGGATTGAGCAGCGTTTGGTATTTGAAGATGTGGTCCACGATTTTGCCGTCGGGTTGGTCTTTGAGCTTCGGCGTTTTCTCCTTGGTGTCATCACTGACGATGGCGTCAATCATATCCTCGAACACCATGTTGAAGTTGCGCACGAGCAACTTCTCATCATGGTACCTTTTGGCGGCGATTAGCTGTGCGCGCTCGAAGAACACATAGAGCAGGTTCCACAGCTCCACGAGTTCATCCTTGAAATACTTCCTGCGGATGGCGCGGAGATACCGTGTGCCGGTGCCTTTCTCCACCATCCGTTTCACCCCTTTGGGGTCAGTTTGGTAATTGAGGTCCTGGCGGATTTTGAAGTTGTATGTTAGGTGCAAATAGTCCAGCACCGAATAGAAAAGCACGATTAGCTCCTCGTCAAAATTCAAGTGCTTGCTTTTGGTGAGGAATTTCAGGTAGATGGGCGTGTTGCTTTGCAGGATGGGGACTTGCTTGCTGATGGTTTTCTGCCAGTGGATATTGCTGTTGCCCTTGGCGTTCATCTTGGCGATGAACGTGAAGAGGTTGCGGTGCTCATTGCTGAAGCGAATGAGCCTCAGGATGATGTCGATGAATGTCTGCGACTTGTCACCTTTGATTGAAACGACATTGAGCAGCGCGGCCTCTTTCGATATGCCCTCCTGCAGGTTGCGCTCGTGGTAGTGCGCCACTGCGCGGTAAATCCATGTGGAGAGGTTGAAAATCTCGTCATAGATTTGCGCGTTTTCTTTTTGGCGCAGCGGATTGCCTGGGTTGAGCGTGTCTATGATTTCCTCTGGAGTGAATTTGCCGAATGCCAGTTCTTCGTTTTGCGGGTTGTTGACATTGATGAACACCTTAGGCAGGATGAACACCGAGTCGTTGACCTCTTGCGAGAAGTAATAGCCTACATAGGGAATGTTCACGCGTCCGTCAGAAAGCGTGCATGTGTCCACGAAGCCGTTGAGGAATTGCTCAACGTCTTCGTTTTTGTAGGCATATTCTTCGAAGAGGATTTTCATTGTTCGGTCATTTCTTCGATTTCGATGTCGAAATGCTCTTTCACATAGTCGATGAAAGGTTCAAATCGCTGATTTCCTCCATCCACGCCAAAGGCCCAGTATCTTCTGATATACACAGTGTACTGTTCACCTCTCAGTTCAAAATCATATTGCTGAGTGTATGTGGCAGGAGTCCGTCTGACAAACTTATAGTCCCAATCGTCTAAGATTTGCTGGAACGTTTCAGGCTGTACTTTCTCAAGATACCTTTCAAACGTATATTTTGCAGCATCCTTCATTCCCCTGCAGGAGTGCCCATCAACTTCCCAATGTCTAATGGGGCGTTTAATACCATCTGCAGTGTCCTCTTCAAATTCATCATCTTCATCATCTTCATCAATTTCCTCGCTTGCTTCAATTTCTTCAACCTTAAGTATATCCATAAAGTCGAGCAAGTAGTTTGTGGCTTTGTTGGAGTATAGTTCGTTAAAGGAGAATTGCTTTTCGCTGCCATCCTCGGCATGGCGCAGGAAGAAGTTTTCAGGCGTGTTGTAGTTGTCCTTGCACACTTCGCTCCAGAGGTAGAACATGACCTTGCCCTTGAATTCCTCCTCGTTTACGTTTTGCTTGATGAAGAAGTCGCCCATCTGCTTGTCCTCAGAATCCGTGTTTTTGAGGATGAGCTGATTGATTTTCTCCAGGAACGACACCCAGCGGAACAGGTGCCCTCCGATTTCTATGGTGAAGTGCGAAGATTTCGGGTTGCGATAGTCAATCGGCACATACTGCCAGCTCCATCTGCGCTTGAACGCGCTATCCATGGGGAACAGCGACTGGTCGCTTGTGTTCATGGTGGCGAGTATGTGGAGATTGGATGGCAGGCAGAGTTTGCCGTCTTTGATGCCCTCGGCATCTTCGCCGAGTTCTGCAACGAGAAACTTATTCAGGTCCACATCCGCATTGATGGGATATTCCGACATTCCTTGCTCGTTGCGGTCGAGCAGCTGGAACAAATCGCCGAAGATTTGCGCACAGTTGCCACGGTTGATTTCCTCGATGACGAGGAAGCAATCCTCATCAGGATGTTGCCATGCCCTGACGTATGCATTGGTAAATACCTGCGGCACGAACTTGTAAGATATTTTCTCTTCGCCGTCCTCAGCTGTCTCTACAATGGGCTTATAGCAACCAACAAAGCTGGCGTAGTCCGTGTCGGGATGGAATGTGGTGCGGTAAACTTGCTCTGAGGGGATGTTCTCCAGCATGTTCTTGATGGCAAAGGACTTTCCGCTGCCGGGAGCGCCGTAGAAGATTTTCTGTGCCATCTTGTTCATTCGCAATGGAGTGGAAATGTGGATTTCTTTTGTCGAGTCCACAATAACATTCCTGGTACTGGGATTGTCCGCCAAAGCTGCTGCTATAGCACCGATGAGACTTGAGGAAGAGTTGATAGCGTTGGCAATATTGAGCACCGGTGATTGAGTCCAGTCGTTGCTGCGCTTGATGTTCTTTCCCCCACCCCACCAATCGTAATCCCACAGGAACCGCACAAGCAAGTCCTTATTCTCTCCGTGGTAATTTTCGAGCGCTTTCTCTGCTATTTCCTTAAGCGATTCATCGTTCCGCTGCGCTTCTGTATTGTTACTGCTAGGATGGCATGCCTCGAGGACATCATCCGATACCCCAAGCGCCTTGACTTTATTTTTGTATTCCATCAAGGCGGTATGATACAGACTGCAGATGGATGCGATGGCCACCCATTGATTAGGCACATAGCATACAGACTTTTTAGACGTCACCTTGAACGAATAGGTGTAGTATGCTTCGATTTGATACTCGCCAAATGATGTAAACGCGTCTTTAAACGACTGAGGCAATACACAATCGCTCAGATCCATTTGTTGGATTCTTTCTGTCAGTTGCTGGCGGTATACGCCTAAATCTATCAATTCTGCCATAGTTATTTGAGGAGTTGCTTTACGATTTCTTCAGATATCCTTTTAATCACGGGTATGGCCACGCTGTTGCCAAACTGGTGGTATGCTTCCTTCTTGGAAACCACAATTTTATATTCGATGTTGTCAGCGTTATAATTTTGGTTGTTCGCACATTCAGGATGCTCCCATCCATTGCCTATGATGCGGTAGCCCTGCAGGCGCCCTGCCTCGACTGGCGTTAACGTTCTCGGATTAAGCCCCTTGTACGATTGGTCGATGAGAATTTCACTTCCGTCTTTCCAGTAGCGTGCGGAGATTGTACTGGAGTATGGACTATCCGCCGTGAAGAGCGAATAACCAAACCCTTTTCCGTTTTGTCTGTTGCGTTCTTTTCGTTTTTGATGCCCTTCCCACATTCGGTCGCTAATTGTGAACTTAGGATCTATCGAATCTGCTGGTTCAAAGATGTCCGACAATTTCGTGGGCATCGTCCCTTCTTTGAGTTTGTCCTTCTCGTAGATAGTTGTCCCATCTGGAGCGATGCCCAGTGGGAATTTGAACTCACTCGCAGGTACCGTATCCTTATGCCATGCGATGATGAACAGGCGCTCGCGGTTTTGTGGTACGCCGAAATACTTTGCGTTGAGGACATTATAATTGTAACTATATCCCAATTCCTCAAGCGTTGCCAGGATGACGCTTAGTGTCCTGCCGTGGTCGTGATTTTTCAATCCGCGCACATTTTCCAAGAAGAGGACTTTTGGCGGAGTGCCCCGTTCGATTTTGTCCTTGACGAGGTTAGCGATATTGAAGAACAACGTCCCTCGGGTATCGTCGAACCCCCGTTTGAGTCCGGCGACAGAGAACGGTTGGCAGGGAAAACCGCCACAAAGCACGTCAAACGCGGGGACATCTTCTAGGTTTAGTTGCGTAATGTCCTCATTGAAGAACTTGTAGCTTCCGTCCTTGTCTTTAGCAAACAGATTCGGTGACACGTCTTTATAGTTGGCCTCGTATGAGATTCTCGCATTCTTATCCCATTCGCTTGCAAAGACGCAATTTCCTCCGACACTGTGCATGCCGACATGGAACCCACCGATTCCTGCAAAAAGGTCGATAAAAGTGAATTTATGGTGTGCTTTCATTTTAATTTCCAATATTTCGTACAAAGGTAATGAAAAAATGTTGGTTGGAAATATTTTTCCAAGAAAAAATGACAGAGCGGAGGAGAATAATGGTTATCTTTGCGATTGAAAGCGGCCAACTTTCTGAACAAGAACGATTCGAATAATGCAGCGCTATCCCATGTGGACGCTTGCTTTTATTCTGTGACATGGGCGGTGGCGGGAGCCACTGCCCATTCTTTTTAGATGCGTTTGCGGTTAGAGATTTTCGTACTCCTCTTTGCTCATGACAGTAGCAAAGAAGTACGCGTCGCAGAAGTCCTTGTTGGAGCAGGAGACAGGTTTCTCCTCGGCGCCGTGGTGCTTGACATAGACGCCTTCGTTTTCGCCCTGCATAATTACGTGGTAGGCGGCATTCAGCAATGGATGGTACAGGAAGTACTCATCCATGCCCTTGATGTGTTCGAAGATGTTTCCTTTGATGTGTTCCATGGCTTTAGACGAAAGTTGCTGTGATAGGACTTTGGCATTGATGTGGCGAGATTTCAGGGCACATCCATGTCAAGGACTGAGAGTCCCGCTTTGTTCAGGACTTCCTCGTAATAGTGCTCCATCACTTCCTCGACCGATATGCCTTTCTCCTTGGCCATTTTCTCTGCGTTCTTCCTGATTTCCCCTTTTGTGTCGAACACTTGCGGGCGGAGGTCTTCAGGCGCCCCCGTTAGCATAAACTCCTTATAATCCATGTCGTTTGGTTTTGTGGTTGATTCTATTGAATAGTTTGCAGGCTGTTTCAATTAGAACGCTTCATATTTTGCTTTTGTCTTCAGATAGACCTTATACAGTTTCTGCCCGAACCGTTCCCTTTTGCCGAACTTCTTATCATGGACTTTGGGCATGGTGCCGACCCTTATTTTGGCGATGCCTTGTTCATTCAGCAGAGCCAGTTGCTGTTCCGTGATAGGAAATTGCGCGTTGTATGTGTGCTCCGTTTCCGAGAAAATCATCCCTCCGATGGGAACGCCTACGCTCTCCGATGTAGAACCTGTGACGGTTCCAGTCAATTTGATGACCTGCTCGTCAACTGTTTTGATGAGGATGTATGGTTCCTGTGCGTAAAGCAGGTCGATTGATTCCATGCTGGCATTGAGATACGTGTTTTCGCCGTCAAAACTAAAAGAGAGTTTCATGTTGAAACCGTAGGTGTCAAGCGGTTTGCATGCAAACGACAGGTGCTGTGCGAACCCTTTGCCCATGAGGCAAAAAATCAAAAGCGTTGCGATAAGAAAGCGTTTCATAGTGAGATATTTTTAGTTGTGCAAATATACGCAAAATGTGTTACATTCACAATTGATGTGGCAAAAAAAACGTTTGTTAACGTTGTTTGCGGAAGCGGAGACTTAGCGAGCGCGCAAAGCAGGGATGTTTTAATCCCTCATATAGGTGCGTGCTTTACATCGTGAACTTGCACTTCGGGTAATTGGAGCATCCCGTAAAATACCCATATTTGCCCTTTAGGGTAACGAGTTTGCCACCGCATCTGGGGCAGATGCCATTGGCGATTTTCGTTTCCTTCCTGTATGCAGTTTCCTTCGCCTGCTCCGTATGCACTTTCTCCGCCTCCTTGCCGGAGATTTGATTTTGCATGATGGTTGCCGTGATGTTATTGATGTCCGTTGGTGAAATTATGCTGCCGTTGCAATAACCCAGAATTACTTTTTTGATTTGCGAGAAGTTGCAGATGCTTGCATTAGTGGCATCCACCGATACCGATGCCTTGTTGCTGAAAGCGATGATTGAGTAGAGTGGGACATCAGGATATTCCGCCAGCAGATGCTGCAGCGCCTTGATGTGCCTCTGGTTTTGCTGTATGGGATTATAGAATTGCTTTTTGTGGCCATAGATGTTCTGCGTCCAGTATTCGGCATTCTCGCCACCATAGATAAGACCTTGGTAATTCTTTGTCTCAATGACGAAGATACCGTATGGCGAAACGACGATGTGGTCGATTTGCGACGTTGTCTTGCCATTTGGGATAATGACATTATGCAGTTTCGCATATCCCTCTGGCAGCTTGTTCAGTTTCCTTGCCACCGCCATCTCCCCCACTTTCCCTTTGCCGAGGATGAAGTGGATGATAGGCTGAATGAAACCGAAGTAAAGAAAGAAGATTACAGCGGCGACAATTAGAATGATAAATAATATGGAGAGGACTTTGCTCATGATGCTTTGATTTTGCCGAGCAAAGATAGCCAAAAAAATTGAAGATGTGTGTATTTCTATTTAAAAAAACACATCACATTAAGTTTTGCCTTTGATCTTCGGATTGGCTAAAAAAGGCTAAAAAGATTCATGTGTCGTTTAATTTCGTGTGGAGGATTGCTATTTGGTAACAAAAAAATCATATCTTTGCCAGTACAGTTAAACTTAAATTAAGAAATTATGTATACAGCAGCTGATTTAGAAAACACAGTGAAAAGTCTAGAATCTTCTCCATTATTCCAAGTTTCTCATAGTGACAAGGAACTCTTCCATTCAGATTTTCTGTATTGGTTGTGGATATCTCAGCGAAAATTTGCTGAAGCAGTTTTACAGGAACTTTTAGGTGTTGATGACAAGTTCTTTGAGAATAGTACTGCTTTTAGAGAAAAAAAACATTTTGACTTTAGCATTTGGAAGAAAAAGGGCAGAAAGAATGTTCCTATACTTATATTAGAAAATAAGATGAAAAGCATTGCCAATGAGCAACAGCTTGATGCTTATTTTAAAAAAGTAGATAATGAATACAATAGTGCAGATTGTAAATTCGTGTTATTAACATTGGCGCCACCTAATGTAAATAGAAAGTCGTGGATTATAAAAACTTATGAGAACTATTATGAGGCACTCGACCGACATAAAGGGTTGATCGATGATGCTGACAAACATAAGATTTACATTGAGGATTACATTTCTTTTGTAAAAAATGTAGTCTCTTTATCCAAATCTTGGAAAGAAGAAAGCCTGCAAGATCTTATAAAAAGCGACATGAACGAAGAAATGAGGCGACTTAGGTTGCACGATATTCGTCAAAAAATCATCTACAGCAAGTTTAAAGAAGATTTATGTCGTGCTCTTGCTAAAAATAATTATTATGTGATTCGCGACGCAGGAATGGTTGATTTCTGGAAAGATAAAGATAAATTCAAACCTTCTGACGATCGGCCGATTATATGTGTATATTCTGGATATATGCAGGCTGGAGGCATGGTTTCAATTAACTTTATTACATCAAGTGATTTGGTGTTGAGTAAAAATGCAATCGCCAACTGGGAAGATTGCAAGAAATCAAATATACCTGTGGACGAGTTACGGTATTGGAACATTCAGATTCAGTCAGACCAATATCGCATAGGTTGTGAAAAACAAGATAAACATCAATTTGAATTCCCTGAGCGTATAAAAAATTCAAATAGAGCTGGGCATGTTATACCATTATATCAAGAATTTATCGATGAGATAAAGTTTCTTCCGCCTTCAATCTTCCCAAGTTTAGCAGAACCAACAGACGAAAACAAAGAGATGTTTATCGATTATAAGCTTGGTGAAAAATACAAGTATGGCATTGGTCAATTCAGCAAGATCTTCTTCTATGTCTTTGAAAGGATTAGCGACATCTTAATGAATAAAAATAAAGACGAATCTGTAACCGACTGCATTATCAGAAGAATTTGTGATGATTTACAAAAATTCAGGAAGGATTTAGAAAGCAACTAGATCTTAAGAAAACCTCACATCACCCCCTCCCCGAACACGGGATAGACCTCGTGCTGCGGGAACTTCTCGCATCCGATGAAGAGCGTGTCGAAGGCGTCCGTGCCATCGGTGCGGTGCTCGAGCAGGTCCTCCTCCGACTCCTCGTCCTTCTCGCCCGACTTGTCCTTGCGGAATCCGAGCCGTCCGCGGTACACCTGCGCCGACTGGATGGCGAGGATGAGGTCGTCGTTGTTCTGGCGGTTGAAGAACGGCGTGAGGCGCTGCTTGCCGCTGAACGCCTGGTTGATGAGCAGGTACTTCTCATCATGGCGCATGGGGTTGCCGAGATAGACGTCGATGCACTGCCATCCATTGCGCTCGAATTCATGCTTGACGACCCATCGGAAGTCCTGGTCGTTGACCGCATAGTTGGAGCCGAGCGCTGTGGTGTCGTAGTAGTAGATGACCGTCTTGTTGCGGTGGTGCGCGTAGTATCGGCAGAAGTCCGCCACGAGTTCCGGGATTTTCCGTTCAAACTTCGTGTAGAACGACTTGACGACCAGCAGCCTGTTGCCTTGCGGCTGCCCCGCCACAATCCAGTTGATGTTGGCATTGTAGTCCATCCCGATGCAGATGGGCGCATCGGGATTGACGTCCTTGTCCGCCCTGGCGTCGAGCGCGTCGGGTGCGAAGTCATACCCGAGCGAGTCGAGGTAGTCGAAGTCCGACGCGTTGTACTTGTGCTTCTCGCGCATGGACGAGTAGAACCCGTCCTTGCGTATTCCGATGCGCTGGCAGAGGATTGAGGTCTGGAACGTGAGCGGCGTGAGGTCACGCTTCATCTGCTTGATGTAGTTCTCCCCGAGCAGTTGTATATTTTCGATGGACGAATACTCCTTGTAGTACACCGCGACCGAGCGCATCTGGTTGAGATGCCGGTCGAGCGAGCGGAGGTACTTCTGGAGGTATGGCGGCACCGGCTTGCCCTGGGCGCGCAAAGAGCGAATGCGCTCCTTGGTGCGCCATATTTCGTACACCGTCCCTTTGATAGTCTCGATTAGATTGGCGTCCATCTTCTCTCGGTAGTGCAGGAACCACGACCCTTTCTTGGTCTGCGGCATGTCGGATAGGATGAGCATGGAGTGGTTGAACGAGTGCTTTCCGAAGTGCGACTTGATGCCGCCGTTGGCTGGGAGCGTCTCATTCTTGAGTCGGTCGTAGTCGATGAACTTCGCCTCATCGACGAGAATCCACGAGAGCGTGAGCGAGTTGGATGAGCCGGGTCTGTCCTGCGAGATGATGATGGCGACCGAGCCGTTGTAGAACGATATGACGTGCTCATAGTCCGCCGGCTCAGTGATGGGGCGCTTGAACGCCTTGGGCGGCTTGCGCCCGACGACGTAGTGGAGCCCATTGACGAACCCCCATCGCTTCCAAGCGGCGAACAGCCCTGGTAGCGTGTTGGTGAGCCCGTGCTTGAAGGTAGGCACGACGATGCCTCCTGTGGAGCCCGGCATGCGCTGCATGTTGCGCAGGACGAAGGGCGAAGCGATGGAGTCCGTCTTGCCGGTGCGGCGCCCAGCGACGATGACGGTGGTGTTGGCGCCGATGAGCTGGGTGAGGCGTTGCGGTTCGTTGAAATAAATCTCTTTCATTGATAGAAGTTAGAGAAGTTATATTAGTAGAAGTTATAGAAGTTATAGAAGTACCCCTAAAATTCGGGCGCTTCGGCGTTCGTTTTCCTCCTTTGTCCACCCTATGTAGTTGCCATTCTTCATCGCCCCGAAAGTGTCTGCGTCAAGGTCGAGGACGGTTGCGATGTCGCAGTCCGCGGCATGTACCTTTCCGAGCCCTTCAATTACTTTGTAGAACTCGTCTCCGTCGTAGTTCCATTTTGGCTTGTTCATATAACAGGTCTCTTTATTCTGGGTGTTATGGGTTCTATTCTGTTAATTTTTCGCCTTTGATGTTATTTTTTTACGTTTTGATTTGGCTGTTTAACATAAATGACTTATCTTTGCGTTGTGGATTGATGGTCGCACAGGAGCGGGGTTCCCTCTTCGGAGGCAACAGATAGAAGGTTCGAATCCTTTCCTTTCCACAATTAGGGGTGAAAACCCCTATTTTATTTTTCTATACCTTCGATTCCCATTGCGGTCTAACACATCCATTTTCTTCGGGTCAATAATACCAATAGAAACAATCTTATTCATTACTTTTCCCTTGTAGTGATAATTTACGTCAATAACGACTTTTACGCATTTCTTCGGACTATACCCTCTTGTGCAGATATACGCAAGTTTGTTTTCTTCCATCATATCTTGATACACATTTTTGGGATGTTTTACGGCTCTCTCCGCCTTCACCATCTTCCGCAAGTTTATGGCTGCCCCTTTTAACCTTTTAGGATGCGTTACATATTTTCGGACTGTCTCATCAAAGATTACAACTTCTTTCGACTCAAGTTTTATTCCCTGCCTCTTCATATCGTTCAACACATACTTGCTAATTTTCCCAACTCTATACTTTCTTCCTCTGTTTTTATTGTCAGCAAGCACGAAGTCGGCAAAACTTTGCAATGTGCGATGGCGATAATCACGCAACCCAAGCCGAAGAACGCCGTCAATCTTATAATAAAATCCTGCGTCCCCGTTCATCTCTACCCTCCGTTGTTCCCCATGTAGGTAGAACGTGAGTATTTTTTTGTGTATCGTTGCCATATCTCTGACGCTCCTGCATCTTTTTTCAGGCCACGATGTATGTTTCTTGCATATCGGTCTCTTATCTTCTTCACTCTTGCAAGGCGGCCCCCCCCGCATTCCGAAGGGACGCAAGCAACCTCCCTGCCTGGGCGTCAATATCCGCCATGCTCTTTGTTCGTCTTGCCATAAATCTTCTTGTTTTTTTGTTGTTTCGTTTTTTTTTACTAACTTTGCCACTGAAAGGTGGTAGGTAGAACCGCGATTTGTGGAAGGGCGGCTTGTTGAAAGACAAGGGCAGTGATTCGACCTCACCGCTTACCACCTTCTTCTTCCAATTCCTTGTCATCTTTATTTGGTGCGAATAGTTCCTCCTCCTCGAGGTCGATTTCCTCGTACTCCACGTCGTCGATGTCGATGTTGTCCGCTCTGTACTTGGCGATGGTGTCAGCGATTTTCTTCTGGAGGTTGGGGATGGGCTTGATGCCGAGCACCGACGGGTCGGAGGTAGCCGTGAACGGCTGCACGACGATGAGCTCGTATGGGATGGATTGCTCGTCCTCCGTGTCGATGCGGTTGAACTTGGCGTATGACGATGCCGCCTTCTCCATGGTCTTCGTGTCCTTTCGCTTCTTGGCCATGGCGTATGTCTCGAGAATCATCTCGTTGAAGCGCCATCGGTGGAAGTCCTTCGACGCCGATGCGACGAGCGGCAGCAGCGCCTTGATGATGCCCAGCTCGTTGTAGGCGAGCGAGCGCGACAGTTCGGGGTAGCGCGTGCGGTACTCATCCACGAACTGCCTGTCCTTGGCGTCTGGGTTCGCGAGCTGCCAGTTGTACATGGCGCGAATGCGCATGACCTTCTCCGCCATGACGTCCGAATGGAGCTGGCGCAGTTCCTCGTCCGATTTGAACAAGTCCGTCTTGCATATTTCAAGAGCGCTTCGCATGGCGAATTACGAGTTTGGAATTACGAATTACGAATGGTTGACGAAAGGAAGACCTTTGTTTGGAGAAACGAAGGGCATCGTTTGGGAAAACGAAGGGCATCGTTTTACTCATCGTCCTCCATGGCGAGGAGGTTGCGCGACGCATTCTCGAGCGCGAGCGGCGAGCCGACCTGTACGAGCTGCATCTCCTGCGCATGGATTTTGACCTTGGAGGAAGCCTTGCCTTTGTAGTACGCCTTGGAAATGGGCGTATTTCGGTCCTTGACGTCCTCGCGGAGGATGTCCGCTGGGATGTCGAGGAGCATGGCGATGTCAGAGATGGGGAGGAAGATTGAGGCGAGTTTCTCAACTTGCTCCAGTACGTTGTCTGAATAAGTCATTGAGGGGAACGGAGTGATTGGTGATGAGGTCCTGCATCTGCTGCAGGAGATTATTGAAGATGTTGGTGTCGGTGGATATGAACGCCGACTCGGTGCGGTTGCCTCGTGTGAGGTTCTGCGAAGTGACGACCGTGGCGAGCTGCCCCGACTCGGCGCGGACGAGCAGCACCTTGGAGTGGTTTGCTGCGAGGTAGGTGCGCTGAATGACCTGCGTGATGAACGTCCATAGTCGGAGCGTTTTCTGCGTGGCCTTGAAGTCGAGGACGAGGTGGAACGCCGAGACCTTTTGCGACTTCTCTATGAAGTAGAGGCGCCGCAGGAACTCCTCGGAGATGGAGAAGGACGTCTGCCAGACCTCGCACTTGCCGTACTGCGAGAGAATCCACTCGAGGATGTCGGCGACCTGCAGCTCGTTGGAGAGGTACGCCTGAAAGGGGCACTGTGCGAGCGGCTGCAGGACTTCGTAGATGTCAAGTCCGCGTTTCATTGATTACTTCTTAACTTTCTTATTCCCAGTGGATTTTGCTTTCTTCGTTGAAGCGCTTGTTTTGGCTGATTTTGTGGCGGTGGTGGTGCTGCTTTGCTGCAAAACATAGTGGTCGTAGATGTCCCAGTTCTCATGCAGTTGCTTATCAAGTTTGATAAGTTCCTTGAGGAACGGGTACCGCTCCGAATCTGGGCAGGTGGCATCCTCGAGCGACAGCGAGCGGAGCTTGAGGTGTAGTTCGCGCATCTGCTGGAGGATGGATAGATTCTCCACGTATCGCGCCTGGATTTCATCAGGCAGCTGGTCGTGGTCTTCTCGCTTGCCCTTCTTGAACTCCGCAGCCTCGGTGCTG